TGCGGCCGATCACCATGCCGCCTCGGCGTCATCGAACACCGGGCCATCTTTGTCAGTGCGGATCTTGGCAAACAACTCTGCGTTGATCTTCGGCAGGTCCAGGTCCTCGCTCTGCGACTTGCCGCGCCCGAGGAAATGCCGCACGGTGCGCTGCGCTCGCGCCCAACTGCACCATTCATCATCCGACGGAAACCTGACCTCACAGGTCTTCTCGCCGCCTGACAGGATCGGCACCACAAACGGCTTCGACGCATCGAAGCCCGCTTTCTTTTCGGCTTCCATTCAATCCTCCTATTGGCAAATACCGGTTTGCGGCGTGGTGACGGTCATCGTGACTAGTCCGTTGGTGGGGTCGAAGAGTTGCACACCCGTGATCTGGAGCGTCACGATGCCATCGGTATTGCTGAGTTCCGCAACGTTGAAGCCCATCTTCTGAACGAGCATCGTAAACGCGTTGTTGGCGTCGCGAGTGACAGTGAACGTGGAGGTCCCGGTAGTCAGGTTGATCAGGTTCGAATACTCGGCCGATCCAGCCTCGACACGCACCACGAACTGCACCGCGAAGACGCGGTCGCCCCACTCGAAGCGTCCCTGAATCTGGTAGCCATCCTGAGATCCCGAGCCTGGGAAGAAACCAGGCCGGAAGTTGTTCTCCCAGGACGCTTCCATCGACACGAAATCCTTGGCGCTGCTGCCGGAGAGGTAGTTGATGCCGTTGAAAGTCAGCGCAGTGAGCATGCCCGCATTAAACTCATGCGGCGAGTAGACGGCGGGCAGGGTTATGCCGCTCGGCGAAGTGTACTGCCCCGTCGTCACGCATTCCGCCGAGACCATAGCGCTGGCGCGGCCCGGCGAGTTCTTAATCGACAGCTTCCAACCCTTGACCGCACAGCCCACCAGCATTTCGTCCAGGACCGCGGAGCCGCCGGGGCGGATCTGCTGCACGAACGAGAAGTAGGGCAGTTCGAGGCCGGTCGGATTCGTGGCTCCCAGCGCCGGAACGATGGTGTACACGTACGGACCGCTGCCGCTCACAGTAACATTGCCGAGAGCGAATGACATGGCCCACGCGAGAATTTCCGACGAGGCGTACTTAGAGATCTCGTAGGTCGGCATGTTGTAATGCGACTTGAAAAGCTGCGTGGGAAATTCATGGCCCTTGCCGATTTCAGCCCGGTCGTCCTCGTTCACCGGCACCTTCGCCCACGGCTTCGTCGTGAGGTTGGTATGACGCCAGATCGCCGTGGAAGCATTCGCCGTCCCGATGGCGGTCTGCTTGCCAAATCCCCAGCCATCTAAGAGTTCATTAATGTTTGCCATGCTACTTCTTCTCCTCAACCGGAGCTGCCGGTTTTGGGCCAGTGGCCGCCGGCGCGGGAACCTGATGCCACCCGATTGCCATAAGCGGCGTGAGCGCTGCGGCCGTCGCCTCGACTTCCCTCACTTCGCCCGTGGGCGATTGCATAAAAACCCAATCCATGACGTCTCCTTCACTCCCCGCCGGGATTGCCTTGTTCCACCAGCGTTGCCTGAACTTCGAAATAGTCGAGCGTCGCGCCGTCCCCGCTCACCACAACCGTATTCCGCTGGGCGGACGGAAGATCCATGTCCATCGGGTAACAGTCGGGATCAACCTGGAAATGCAGAAGCGATGACCACGATGGGGCACCCGTCGGAATTGCGCTCACCAGCAGCCAGAACAGATCGGCATACGTGGCCGTGGAGCTCTGCTCCGGTGCGCGCAGGTAAATCGAGAAGCGATGCGCAAAGTGCAACGCCCCGCCAGTGAGTCGCCGCGGCGTCGTGCCGTTCCATGCGACCAGGATCGAGCCGGGCGACATTTGCAGGATCGCCAGCCGTAGGTTGTTGTCCGTGGCCAGCCCTTCCATGAACGCGCGGATGTTGCCGCCGTCGCCGAGCGCGTTGACCAGGTCCGAGCAGGACTGGAGCGTGGTCACCCACTCGCCAAGTATTGTTTTCGGATTGATCACGAGCGTTGAAGAAGTGTCAAGGCGATCATGCCGTACGCATCCGGTTGGCGTAGCGCCGTGACTACAAACTGCGTTCCCCAGGCACTCACCCAATCGCCTTTTGCCGGCGGATTCTGGAAATCCATCGGGTTGACCGAGATCTCCTCGAAGTTAGCCGTCGCGCCGGACTCTGCGGGCACGCGAGCGTGGCGGACTGCGGTGATCGTCAGTGGACCGCCCACCGGCGCGCCCGATTGCGCGGCTTGATACACGACCGACTCGCCGAAGGTCGCTTGCATGACGGCGTTCGCCGCCGCATCGATTGTTGACCAGTCGGACATTACCCGAGCGTGATGACGCTGTAGTACGCGGTCACGACCAACGTGCCATTGCCGGTCGCGAACGCTGCCGTGCCATTGGTGATGTCGATGCCAGAAGCTGCGGGGGGCTGGTAGGCCGCCGCCGGAGGCGCCAGCACGTTGACGCTTGGGGTTCCGCTGTTCACGGTGGCTGCGGCGAGGTTGCCGGCATGCGGATTGATGCTGGTGCCGTGATATTGAAACGTCACCGCGCCGCCGCCGGTGAAGTTGGTTCCGCCGGGTTTCGTTTGAATTACGAACTGGTCGGGTACGACTACCTGGCCCGCAAGCGGTGCCGGAATGATATTCACCGGCGCACCATTCATGGCCTCGATCTGCGCCGCCGTAAGCGCCACGGTGATCTTCTGCAACATGCCGGGGTCCATGTCGGAGGAACTAACCAGGCCGATGGAGCAGACATTCAGTCGCACGCGGACGGTCGGGTCCGATGTCAGCCCGCCAGGTGCGTTGACCCCGCTGGCTTGCTGCAAGTCCGCGACGCCGATCTCGCGGTTTCCGGGAGTTGTGGATGGCGATGCGGGTGGAGCGGACGTGGCCACGAAGTTGACGTTGTCCCAGTAAACCTTGTCGCCGGGATTGAACGTGCTGGCATCCTTCGCAAGGTCGTAGACGCCCCACGTCACGATCTCCAGCGACGCGCCTAACGCCGCGTTGAATACCGCGACGCCGAAGATGTTTCCGGCAAGAACGCCCTGGCCGGTAACGACCGTGTTGGGCGCGGTGACAGTGAGGGTCTCCCCTCGATGTACATAATTCTGCATTGTGTGTTCTCCTTTTTCCCGTTGAGCTTTCTACGCGCCCGCGCTCTTTTGCAGGCCGCGATAATCGATTGCCGCCGCGCCGAAGTCCATGCGCGCCTTGATCTCGACGCCGTCCACTTCGAAGCCCTGGCGAGTCTCGATGTACACGCCCTGCTGGCCTTCGAGGTAGCAGTATTCGAGCGTATCGATCAGCGCTGGATCGGTGAACAGGAACCAGTTGGTCGCGGTGCCGGTCGCGTTGTCGAGACGCGGCTCAACAACCGGAACCAGCGACCGGACCCATTCCGGCACGACCTTGGTCTGATCCGACGACGCGATGTTGATCGGGTAGATCAACTGGAGCGCGTAAGTTTCGAGCGACGGCGGCACAGCCATGAAGCGCGGCACCAAGTCGAGCGGCGTGCCCTGAGGAGCCTTCTGGAGCCGCATCTGCACGCGCGCCTTGGCAAGTGCCGTCAGCGGAGCGGCGGTACTCACAGTCGGATCGATGCTGCTGGCGACGCCGCTCAGAAGATTGTTGTGCGCGGTGTGGAAGATTGCCTTGCCGTCCAGCGTCATCACCACGTTGGCCGTGATGAGTGCCCAGACTGTATTCGATTCCAACTGCGCGGCGGCAACACCCAGAATCGCCGGGATGCGCGTCATCGCCTGGAGGTCGTCGTTGATGATCACCTTGCGCGTGATGGCCACCACCTCGCCGAAGGTCTGGAGCGAGTAGTTGGTGTTCATGTCGGTGAGGTTCGCCCGGTGGTATTCGCCCTTTTCATTCAACTGCTGGAGGGCCGGTGCGTCGCTCAACTGAACGCGATTGATCGGCTTGAAGTCGGGCGCGGTCACCTGGCGGCAGAACGGCTGGAAGGTGCGCGGGTAAGCCTCGTAAGCCTGGCGCAACGTCTTGTTGGCGACGTTCGCGAGGATCGCGGGGAAGTCCGAGGTCGATTCCGCGCCGCCCCCGAAGAATTCAGCGCCGCGGCTCGGCGCCTGCAACGCCAGTTCGGCGATCCGGTTCTTGTTCATCCCGCGGTGATTGATGCCGCGGATTTCGAGGGACTCGCGCGCCATCTCCATGAGCGACAGCCCCACGTACTCGCGCCCCATCTCCTCGGCGCGCCGCTGGTCCTCTTGGCCGCATCCGCTCAGCAGTTCTCCGGTCTTCGGATGCTTCGCCAGGAAGAACTTCGGATCGTGGCGCAGCAGCATAGCGCACTGCATCGCGGCCAGCCGCGTCTCCCCGCCATCGCGGGTGATACTCAGTTCACTCCGAACCGGCAACTCGCGCCCGCCCACGCCCTGCTGCCCCTTGGCGCTTAGCGCCGCGAATGCATCGACGCTGAACTGATCCGGCGTCTTGCCATCGGCGATGGCTTTACGTACAAAGTCATCTCCGAGAATGGATTTGAAGCGAACAGCGCGATGCTCGATTTCGACCACGCGCTCCCGCTCTAGTTTCACCGCCTCGCCGCGCGCCGCGACGAGTTCCTGCTCGTTTGCACGGGCCTCTGCGCCCGTCGCCTGCGTAGTGGTTTCCATGGCAGGTTTCTCCTTAGGTGGGCTGGCTGCCCGTGCTGCTTGCTCGCCGCCTGTTTCAGCGGACAAAAACGTTGTACTGAAATCGGCTGGAATCGGGACCACGGAGATCTCGAATGGTTCCCAGTCGGTCGCCGTGAACATCCCGATCTCGTTCGGGTTGCTGTACGGCGGCTTGCCCTCAGGCATCCCCTCGGTCTGGGCCTGGACTTTTGTTTTCTCGCGGCTGTAGATCCAAGCCCCGAAACTGAGATTCTGCACGATCCCGCTGGACACTTTGCGGAACAACTCCGCGCCATCTGCGTCGCCCAGATCGAACTGAAGCGTCGCCATTCCGTTCGGGCCATCCGCCCAGGCCTTCTGCACGACGCCGACTTGCGCCTTGGTGCCGGCCTTTCCCGCGATTACGGATTTGTAATCGTCACCGGTGAAGTGGGTGTCGAAGATCGGTGCGCCCGCATTCAGCCTGTCCAGGCGTGCGCCCCCCATGTCGAGCGTGAGCATGTACGGCTCGCCCGTATCGGGATCCTTTCTCGGAACCTGCGCGCCCGTATACCAGACCACGTCAATCGTGCCGCCCTTCTCGTTCGCCGTGCTGGCGACGGGTTTGGCGTCCGAGGCGGCGAAAAACTCAAGCGCCTGACTTGCTTTCATATGAGCCTCTTTTCTGTGGGCCGTAAGCTACGAACGATAGATTCTGGAGGGAGAATCCCAGGACCGCGAAGGAGGCGCCCCCGAGAACAACTCTGCGATAGACTCGGCATCGGCATTCGAAACAGCGGGCGCTCTCGAACCGGCAACGGTGGGCTTCGAACTCGGGGTGCGCTCGTCGCTCGCGGCTGGCTGCTCCTGACCGCGATCCGTCACGTTGCGCGGGTCACAGTCCAGAATGATTTCCAGCTTGTCGAGCACCTTGTTGATGGCGGCGATCTTCTGTAACCGCTCTTCCGGGTCATAGCCGTTGCGCGAAATCGCTTCGAACAGATCGAGAGTCCCGGTCCGGATCATCTTCAGTTCTGCGGCCGCATCCTTCACCGGATCGACGCTCTCAAACTTCGGCGCGGTCCACTGCACCGCATGGATGGCGACCTTCGGATTATCGAGAGCCTTCTGGGGAATCTTGCCCTGGAGGATCAGCGTGTCCACGAAGCGCCGCCACACCGGCATACAGAACAGCGGAATCAGGGTGAGCCAGCGATAAGCCTCAACGGTGTTGCGAAAACCCAACATGCCGCCGCGCCAGGAGGAGTAATTCACCTGCGACATATCGCCGGTGCCGAGCTCGTACGGCAGGCCAATGCCGGCCATGATTCCCTGAAGTTCGGTCATCTTGTATTCGCGGTAGCCGCCCGCCGCCGGAGGATTGTTGAACTTGATCTCCTGGCCTGGCTTCAGGTACTCGATCATCCCTGGCTGAAACGTTTCCACGGGAGCCTTGGTGACCGGGTCCGTACCGGAGATACCGAGAGGGTCGCCCTCAATGCCTTCCGGTTGCTGCACGAACGCGGTGACGCACGCCTCCACTTTCTTGCGGACCCGTTCTGCGTCACAGTAATCATCGAGATCCCGGAGCGCCATCATCACGGGCGAGAGCCACGGCACACCCCGTACCTGTCCGGGCCGGAGCACGCGATAGATGTGCATGATCTGATCGGCTGGCACGGGCTGGCTGATGATTCCGCCGCGCGGGTTCAGGATCAGCACGCCGCCCGGGTGGTACGTGAACAGCCAGTAGGCAACGCGGCGTCCGAGGTCGTCGAACTGCACGCCCTCCATCACGTGGCCGTTGACCAACCCCATCGTTCGAGCCTGGTCCAGGAAGTCAGCCTCCAGCATTTGAAGCTGAAGAGGAACGCGCAAATCAGCGGCAGCAAGTCGCGGGCGAAACCGTACGAGCGATTCACCGCTCTCAGCCATCGTGCGGACGGCCAAAGTTTGCATGCCGTAGAAGTCCAGCCGCTGCGGTGTGTCGCAGGCATCCGCGAAAAACGGCCACTCGGCGTCGATAATCTTGTCAATCGCGACGTTGCCGGTTTTCGCCTTCGGTACGATTCCCGTACCGACGACGTTGCCGGCCAACTCTTCAATCGCGCGCGCCGCATACGGGTTGTTGCGGATCAGGTCGCGGCTCCGGTTGCGGAGCCATGTAAGCGACCCCATCAGCTCGACGTTGGCATCCGTCGAAGCGGCGTACCAGCCGTGCGCGCGGCGGCCTGCGGTTGCGCCTTCGTAGCGGAATCGCTGCGCGTGCCGCTCCAGGTAGTCCTGGGTCAGTTCCAGCGCCACGCGATTTCGCACGCGTTGCAGCGCGAGCCGCGGCGCCACCGCACCGATGGCTCTGTCGAGAAAATTCATTCAGACACACTGGAGTCGAAGTACTCTGCGCTGGGTCTTTCGGGGAACCCCTTCCGAAGTTCCTTGATGATCAGGTTCACCAGGTTCACTACCGTTTCGCTGATGACGACCGATCCTTCCGGCTGGTCCTTGTCTGCGCCTTGCCGTGGCGCGCGCGCGTCCGCGATTTCCGGAATGCTCATTCGGTCATCCTTTCCTCACGTCGTACCGCCGGAGCCCCTTGTCTTCTCGTCCGCAGCCGCCAAGCTGCCGTCCCTCATTTGCATCCCGATATTGGCGATCTTGACGTTCACCGTGTTGGCTTCCTTGTACGCCGCGTGGGCTTCGTCCTTCACCTGGC